TCGACAAGTAGGTACAGTACAAAATGATGCTATACGTAACATTTATGGCGGTTTTTATCCAATATCTGAAACGTTCGCATCCGAAGGTCAGGCACACGGAGTTTTTAAAAAAACTCAATGTCTTTCGAATCATACACCAAGCGCAATTGACGGAGGGCCAGGAGATGGGATTGTTTTCGATGCGTCTCTCGTTGTACCTACCTCCGATGAAAATCGCGTGATAAATGAGGGTAAAACCCCCGCAATATACCTTGGTGTTTAATCAAACTCCGAGATAAATAGCAGGTGTTAGTCCAATATTAATCGGGCGATTTTCGTTAGCGGTAGGTACTACGCGTGATGCATAAAAATCAAATCCACATGTTTGCCAGGATGTCGATGATTGAAACGCTGTGTTTGTTGGATTAATTGCTGTAGTGCCAAAAAATGCGCCCTTCGTATATTCATCGTGATGCGGTACTACGCCTGTATCAAAATGCCCCCAAATATCGCGAATTGCATCGTTTTGCACCGTACCTACTTGTCGAGTAGTTCCATCCACTGGTCTCTCAAACAACCCGCGCCCATCGGATGCAAATGCTGTCGGCACATTAATATATTTCTGACCGCTAATCGTCTTAATAGTTATTTGATAATCACGTTTATAATTATCAGATAAACTATTTAAAACAACACCCTGGGGCGATCCAAGGGGGTAGTTATCGCCGTTTCTAACATACCACCCAGGCGGTAATTCACTAGCACGAAATGGAAATAAACGATGATCACCGATAAACGCCTTGAATACCACAAACGCACCTACCTCATAAAGAGGTTGTTCGTCGCTCCCGATTTTTTTTGAGGCTGGCAAAAATTCATTCAATGCTTGCTCTCGTGTTAACGCATTAACATCAGCAGCTGTGATATTGATGTCGCCAGTTTTACCATTTACGCTCTGAACTGGCACTGTGGGAATAGAATTATCAACATTTGTTACTTTATCAGCTAAATCCTCTAATGATTTTTTCAAAAATTGCGTGCGATTGCCAAGCTGCTTGGCTTGTAAATTGTCGATGCCATTAGGCCCGCCCATTACTGGATCTGTTGTTTCAAGTTGATAAATTCCGTCAACCCATTCAATAATTTCTTTTAAGTTAGCCATTTGCTACCTCACCTCTGTTGTACTGTCCGTTTCTATGTATAATTTTTCCGTTATGCCTCATGGCTGCGGCTCGATAATCTAAACTGACTAAATGGCAGCGTTCGGGGGCATATTCGGGAATTGCTTTTTTTAGTAATTCAGCTAAATCATTTGTTAGTGGCTCGTGAAATATGACTCGATAACATGCCCAATTTTCCGAACCATACCCATGTTGCTCGACGCCTTCGCGCGTGTGAGTTCCGTCTCTAAACCGAATGCCGAGACCCTCAATGATGTCCACTTCACCAAACCCAAGAGCTCGAATTATGTTCCTGATTGCCCATGGCGTGCCTTTTTTTTGGTGCAATTTGATAGCGATTTTTAATAATTCTCTTTTTGCAGTTAATGATTCTGCTAATTTCCACAACCACTCATGAGTTAACGAAAAATGCCAAGCAAGCGTAGACAATAGAGGCTCTTCTGCTGTATCTATTTGTGAATAGATATCAACATTAGAAAAATCTAATTCTGTTTTTTGAATATGATTGTCTATCGATTCGCTGATATTTTTGATTGTTTCATCATGATTTAGGCTGGTTGGTAGCATGTCATTAAATTGCATTTTATTTAACAAAATGCCTGACATATAAACCTCATTTTTGCTGGGGCCATGACCCCACTGGTGATTATTCTGCTTCGGTACCGCCAAATTTTATTCGATTGTTATTCGCAACAAATGAACAAACCTGATTATTTTCCAAAACTTTGTAATTCATGCCTGATATTGTTATTCGTTTTGCCCCTGCCTCTTTACAGCGATGTATTAGTTCGTCGGGGTTGATATCACGACCTAATTTAGTTCGTTGCCATGTTTCATATTCTGCGATAGCTCGCTCGATGTTCTGCGCAATTGTCGATTGCTGTGATAAATTCACATCAGATAAATACCAGGTAATCGAATAGTCTTGCTGAACAGCGACAGCGGGTTCTACATCAACTGTGTCAGTTAATGGCCGAATTTCGTCATCGTTCAATATTGTTTTAACGGCAGTAATTTCGGGTGAATTACTATCTGGAATAATTCCATCAGTTAATAACACGCTGACACGAACGATGCCCGGTAATGTTCGTTCTACTGCGACATCAATAATATTTTGGTGTGCTGACAGTGCGTAATATCGATATGCTAATTTAGGCCCCGCGACTGAAAATTTTTCTGGTGCTAACGCTATTCGTTCACGAAATGAATTATCGTTCTCGATATCAGCACCACCTGATGTCACAGTAATATTTTTTACTGCAGTAACGTACGCTATTGGATCGACAAAATTTATGATTTGACCAATCTCGATATTGTTATATTTACTACCCGCGGTTAGACATTGAACATTAACTATTTCAGATAGCGAACCTGGAGCAATTTTTATCTCATTGAGTGTTGCAAATATCGATTGGCCATCACCAGTAATACGAGTTCCTGCAGGAATGACGACGTCAAATGCTAGTGATTGGTTGATAGAGAACTCAACAACACAACCACAAAACGATTCACCACGGCGATATGTCGCCATCATTGAGCCAATATGGTCTAGATGAGCACCGGTAGCATAACGTAATAATGTTTGTCGCGCGGCTATATTATAAATAGACCGTTCTTGCGCAATTCGATATGCGAGCGTACTCAAAAATAATCGAATCGGATCACCTGAATATAAAACCGTTTTGGCAATTTTTTGATAATCATCAATGATTCTTCGCTCTATCAATTGTGCGTCTGTGTCAGTAAAATTTACGTCAGCGAGACGACGTAATTCATCATACGCTGTCATAATAAAACCCCGTTTTTTATTTCAAGTTTTACGACTGGTAACAATGTTCCGTTCATTAAATCGTTTTTATCTGTTGTGAAATTAATTTCTAGCACGTTAACCCGAGGTTCGTAGCGCTCAATTTGATTAATAATTTCCTCGCGGTATTTAAATGCTGCCTGCATTTGTGGCATATCAATTAAATCAGGATTTAAACCAAAATCCCGATCAAGATAAACCGTACCCTTTATTGTTGATAGAATCATTCGGACATTTTGAATAATTTCATTAACACCTGTTGCGCCGATAATAATACCTGGTGCATCATTTTCGCTTGAAATAATAAAACTATTCATCATTATCTCCTGATTCAGTGCCTGCTGGGGTGTGTGATGGTGTCATAGGCCTGTCTTTCGATGCGGGGGGCGATCCTGGTAATCGTTCAGGCCCACCTTTCCCTGTCTCCCCCCGCATGGCTTCATCTTCTCTTTGTACAGTTTTGGCGTTATTTGGGAATGAATCAATGTACTCAACTAATGTCACTGATAAATCAACAAATAATAAAGCACCGTTTTTACCGACATGTGTCAACGTTTCTTCAAAATCTCGCAATGTGAATTTACCGAGATTACGCGAGCCAATCATTAATCGATTAGCTGCACCTGATGACAACATTTTATTGAGTGTGAGCAACTCTTGTTCGGGTTTACAGTACGAACGATTAAGCTGAATGTTGAATGTCACCTCATCGAGTTCTTCGCCCGTTTTTTCTGAAATGGGTTTTTTGCCAGCAACTTCATGATCTGCAAATTTAGCAGCAACATGACGTGATAGTTCGTCAAACGTTTTAATATGCGACGAACTTACTTTGAAAATAACACTACCGAATGAGCCAATACCAAATGAAATACCTAAGGTGTTAAAATCAAATAAATCAGATAGATTAAAATCGTTATTTGATGTGCTGGCAAACGTCATATATTAGCCCCCGATACTTGACCATTTGCTGTTATATTCCCATTTGCTGTAATATTCTCGCTGGTGCTAATATCATTAGTTGATGCTATTTTTCCGGTTATTTTCATGTTTTGTGATGAAATTTCAGCAACAACCGCGCCACCAGCAATCACAGTTAGATTACCGGTAATTGTTACATCGCCGATTAAATCAATTTTAGGACATTTGACGGTCGCATTGGTTGCAGCATCAACAAATGCCGTCGATGTCGTTTTTACATCAACAGGGCCTTTCACGTCTGCTTTTAACGTGCTCGTTGATTTGTCATAGTCAAGAACTGTGCCATCTTCGAATGTCCAGTGCATCACTTGATCTAACGAACCTATTGGAGCTGGATTTTTTTCGTTATAAAATGTACCAATAATAAAACCATCACTGTGGCCCGTCGGCATCATGATACACAACGCATTGCAACCGACATCAGGGGGTGCCTGATATTTGTTTTTATTCGCGTTATTAACTAAAATTCGCAAATCATATGACACAATGTCATCGATATCTGAAAATTGAACTCGGGCGGTATTGTTTTTATTAACTGAAACAATCACGCCCCAGCGTATTAGCTGTTTGAGTTCCTCTGTTGTATTTTCCATATTAATATCCTAATACTCCGCGAATCGATATTGATGTTTCAAGACCTGATGAGACTGACCACGAGTGCGCAACTTCTTCGATTACCCACGTACTATAGTCCCACACACCAAAACCACTAATCGCTATCGTTAGTCCTGCGCGTAAATATAAATTACCAACATATGTTAATGAGCCGGTAATCTCACGTTTATTTTTCCCTCTCAGGCTCGATTTTGCGAGCTGTTCAGCTTCAGCTAAACTACTGCATCGCCGATTGATTTTTAACACTTTTCCGACTTTTGGCTCGCTGATTTCTTCTTGCTCGCTTTTACCTTTACCTTTCCCTGGTGTCGTGATTACCATTCTTGTTTCGGGGTCGATTTTTGTACCGCCACCTTCCCCCGAACTCGACTTTGAATCTTCTTTACCCATAACGCCCGACCTACCGCCAGGCGTGTATTGATATGTAACCAGTTTTCCCGATTTACTATCCAAAAATTGCACCTGGCACGCAGCATAAATATCCGCACTCGATGCGCGAAACGAATGATTAATAAATCCGTCTTCATTTCTTGATAGTGTCAGCGAAACCTCTTGCGCATCATATAGTCGCTCCTGGTAAACGATAATTTTATTGTGAGATAGACGAACATTGACGCCAATGTGTTCCGCAATTTTGATTAAAAATTCGAGATCAGACTCATTTTTTTGGTCGAATCTATCGATAACTGGGTCATAATCACTATCAAAAAACACATCAAATCCGTGACGCTCTGCTATTTCATTAACTAGCCCTGATAGTTTAAAGTTCTCCCATG